CCACAGAGTCTCGCCGAGCTCCGGCTTGGTGTTCGAGTTGATCGTCGGCACATAAGGCGCGGCGGCGATCGCGCCGCACCAGCCGTCGACCAGCGATCGCTTGTAGGCTTCCATCATGGTCCGGGTCCCTGCCCGGAGGTCAGGCAACGCCAGCCGATCAGCACGCCTTGCAGGATCACAGGAGTAACGGAATTGATCGTGAGCTCCTCGCCGGCGATCGAAAGCCGGTCCAGGGTGCGCGGCTCGCGGCCGGCGGTGTCACGGGCGCGGATGGTGACGAACCGCACGCCATAGCCGAGCGCATTAGCCAGTTGGCCGTCAGTATCCCTCGGCACGCTATAGCCCGCCCGCAGGCTGTAGGGTTGGCCCGCCTGATACCACACGGCCGGCGCCGAGAGCGTGGCCACGTTTGCTTCCCAATGGCGGCGGATGTCGATCATCCCGCACCGACCACCGACTCGGCGCGGTAGCGCGCAAGCGTCGCCTCGATTGCCGGCGACAGTATGCCGCCGAGCAGCAGGTCGGACCGGCGGCGGCGCCGCTCGTGGCGGATTCGACCGTTCCCACGTCGGGAGTGGTCACGCGCCGCACCGCCTGCCCGGTGCCGGCGCCGGCGGCCGATGTGACCGACGGATAGAGCGCGGCCGCCACCGTCCATAGCGCCATTTCCAGATCCGCCGGGAACGGATAGAGCCCGCCAGCATAGGTGACGGTGGTTGCCCAATAGAAGCCGCCGGGCGTGATGATGCCGCGGCGCGTGTCGAGCCGGTATTGATCGGGCGGAATGACGGTGCCGGCGCTGCCCGCGGTCATCTCGACGACGTACAGCACCGGCCAGGCGCGGAGCAGCACGACACAGGATGCGTCGGTCGTCTCGGTGCGCTCCTTCACCTCGAGCTCGCGATCCAGCCAGGTCTCGACGGTCGCCAACGCGAGGTTGAGCGCGCGGGTCGCGGCGGCCGGATCGGGCGGCACGGCGCCATACCAATTGATGAAATCGTCGAGCGTGCCGGGCACCCACTCGGTGCCCTCGATCACGCGGGGAATTCCGTCCTCGGTGATTCGTGTCACCAATGCTTCGCTCATTTCCGGTCCCCATCGAAGGCCTCGAGCGCCATCGGCTCGCGCCGGCCGTCGGACCAGACAGCGTAAAGAACGCCCCTTTCAATTTCGAACTTGGCCACGATCGAGCCCGCCTCGCCGCGCGCGCCGGGCGTGCCGGGCTTGCCCGGTGCCCCGTCTAGCCCCGACGCACCGGGCGCACCGGGCGGTCCCGGCCTGCCCCGCAGGGCGAGCCATTGGAGGCCTTGCCCAGTCTCGATCAGCATCGAGCCCTTGCTGCTCACGAGGTCGCCCACGTCGTACACAGCGCCGTCGGTCTGCAGCCCGCGATAGCGCAGCCCGTGAAGGCCAAGCCGTTTCCAGCCCACGCCGTCGCCCGGCTCGAACGCGGTATCGGCCACCGCCTCGAAGGTCTGCCCCATGAAATGCTGCACGATCGCGCCGGTGCGATAGATGCCGGGCGCCCAGGCCGGCGCGTCGAGTCGCTTGCGCACCTCCTCAAGCTCGAAACGCGCCGCCTCGATTTCACGGATCACCGGCTCGAGCAGCTCGACGAAGGTTCGCGGGTCCATGGCGGCGCCGTCAGGCATCGGCCGACTCCTTCCGCCGCAGCCTGGCGCCGAGCAGTTCGGCGGCGGCGGTGCGATCGAACGGCGGCGGCGCGGGCGGCGGTTCGCTCGCGCGTTTGGCTATCAGCTTGAGCGCCTCGGCGAGCTCGGCCATGCCCTTGTCGGCGGGCGGTGGCGGTTCGGCCGGCGGCGCGGGCGGCGCCGGCGGCGGCGTCGGCTCGGCCGCCTTCTCGGCGATCGCGCCCAGCATGTCGAGCGGCGTCATCTGCGCTTGCAGGTAAGGCACGTCGCCGCCCGGCTTGGGATCGAGGCCCTCGATTTCCCGCGCCTCGTTCGGCGCATAGACTCCGCCCTGTATGCCCTTGGCGAAAGCATCGATCCGCGCCGCCAGGTCGGTCCTCAGCAGGGCGTTCGTGTCGAGCTCGACGTAATCCATGCGGTCGAAGGCGAACGCGCGATCGAAGGTCCGCTCGAGCGCCTCGATCAGCGAGCCGAGCGAGACGGAGAGCCACAGGTTGACCAGTTGCTCGGTATTGTTGAGCGTGGCTTTTGACAGGTCGCCGATGATGGGCAGCGGCACGCCGAACACGCGCGCGATGTCCTCGACGCTCATGCGCTGCACCTCGATCAGTTGCGCGTCGACGCTGTTGATCGCCAGCGGTTGGAATTTGAGTCCGTTGCCGAGGATCGGCAGCTTGCCTTGTGCCAGGCCGGCCGACTGCGCCTCGAACGCCTCGCGCAGCCGGATCATCTGGTCCTTAGACAATGACTGGTCGGTCGACAGGATGCCGGCTGGCCGCGCCGCATTGGCAAAGAACGCCGCTTGCGAGGCCGAAAGCGCCACGTTGATGCCGGTCGCCAGCGCCGCGGCGCAGAGCGCGGTCTCGCCGATCAGCGGGTGGCGTGGCGTGTACTGCCGGAAATGAATCACGTCGCGCGCCGGCACGAGCTCATAGCCCGCGGCGATGCGGTAGAGCCCTTGGGGATGCTCGGCGACGGCGTAGAAGATCGCGCCGCTCAATGGGTCGACGAACGGCCGGAAGGCTCCCTTCGGCACCTGGTGCAATTCGATCGGCGCGCCGCGATCGTCGCGCACGATCAGCGCCAGCGCCTCGCCGTCGAAGCCCATCGAGGCAACGACGTTGAACAGGAACAGGTCGAAGGTCTGGTAGCCGTTCGGATTGCGCAGCAGGCGCGAGGCCGGCGAGGTCGTCACCGTCTCATGCTTGCCCGCGGGGTTGATGCGCTTGTGCGCCGGGTAGCATTGCGAGGTCGCGCGGGCCGATGCCATGACGCAGGCGAAGGCGGCCGGCACGGCGCGGCCATCGGTCGGCCCGGCGGCCAATTTCAGGCCGCGCTCCCAGCCGTTGCCGAACGGAATATCGAACAGCCGGCCGGTTTCGATGCTCGAGCCATAGGCCATTCGCCAGGCGCCCTCCGCCACCTGGCGGCGGAGCCATTGCGTGATGGCGCCCACGCCTAGTCCCTCGGCCGCGGCCGGCGCAGGAACGCCGGCGGCGTCGCGCCGTCATCCGGCTCCTCGCCCTTGCTCGGGGCGGGCGGTCCTGGCGCCCGCGCCCGCATTCCGCCGGCGACGGTGTAGTCGAGATGCTTCAGCGCATAGAGGCCAACCATCGGGTCCTGGCCGCGGCCACCGACAATTTCGTTGCGCGCCGCGGCGTCGCCCATTTCGACAAAGCCTAGCCGGCGGTCGCCGGCGGTGCCCTTGAAGCGCCATAGCCAGACTCGGTTTGTCAGGAACGCCATCGTTGATCCTCCAAAAGTGACGGCGGGCGGGGAGAGTCCTGCCCGCCGTCAAGTCAGGCAGAGGCGCGCCGCCATGGGGGAAGACGCGCCACGCCCCCTCGATTGCGCCCGCGCTACCAGGCGACTCCGGTAAGCTGCTGCACCGCGCCGGTGCGCAGGATGTCCCACGAGATTTCCTGAATCATGCGCAGCGCCGCGCTGTTGGTCTGATAGAGCGAGCGCACCGGCGCGGCCACGGTCGCCGGCGAGCCGGCGGTGCCGATCGGCAACGGCGTGGTGTTCTCCTCATGCAACGTCGCCTCGGTGCTCATCGAGAACTCGGGCGCGCCGCCGGCCATGAAGATCGCGCCGGCGTCGATCAGCAGCACCTCGGTGGTCGGGTAGTAGATGCTCGAGGCGACGCGGTAGCCCTTGAGCCGGCCATTGGCCAGCTCCGGCGCATAGATCGGCGCGCCGGTTGCGCCGAGCAGGCCGGACAGGGCGATCACATTCGACGTATTCATGATCCAGTGCGTTTGCGGGCCGCCGAGCTTGCGCACCGCCACCAGTTGCTTGACCATCTTCTGCAGGTCGTTGTTGATGTCGGCGATGGTCGGCGTCGCGGTCGCCGCGCGGGTGTCCTGCGCGGCGATGCCGTTGGTCAGGCCGGCCGGCCGCAGGCCCACGGTCGCCGCGGTCGAGCCGAACACCACGTTGTCGATAATCTCGGCGGTGTCGTCGAGCATCGCCTGGCGGATCACTGCTTCAATGCTCGGCGTCGAGCGGCGCA